TTGAATGCTTGAAATTCTCCAGTCCAGAAAGGATCCGCTAGTATGTTTGTTAGAGTTTTTGTGTGTAGATCGAAGTTTTCTGCCAGTTGTTGCCATTCGGAATTGTGATTGTATCTATTGGCCACCCAACAGCAGGGAAATAATCTGCCGCGAGCATCTATGTACAAACCTTTGTTGCCTATTTTGCACAACGGAGTTACCCCGTTACGACTGGTAGTTTGATTGTATAATTCAGTATTTTTATTGTGTACCGGAGTCCATGATCCACGATAGGTCAATTCTGAGATTTCTCTTTCGAACCTGTGACTCGTGCTGACAAATTTCTCACTGGGCTGTAAGGGATCGTGTATGCCATAACTGGGATAGATACTGCCAAATTTGGTACTTCGTGTCAATTGAAAAACATCAATATCCAGTTGCTTGGCCAAGTCTCTCATGTAATCTAATCGATTCTCGTTGAATCGGAATGCAATAGCGGCCCATACAATTTGACAATCACTTGCTCTACGCAGTGCAGAGATGCCATTGATAATACTCTCAAAGTCACTGTTCACACGATATTGATTGTTACTGGCATTGTCCCAGCCATCTATGCTGAAATGCACAGTATCACTGCTATCTAACACAGCACCTAGTTGTGTCCACCACTCAGATTTTTTGTGACTGCCGTTGGTAACAATCACAAATTCTACAGGTTTGATACTTTTGATATATTGAATAACATTTATCAAGTCGTGGGCATAGATAGGGTCACCATCGTCGCCACAGAAAGTAATCTTTTCAACATTGTTCAATACAAATTCTGGAGTAAAATTACGCTGGAAGAATTCCAAGTCTAGTTCTGTGTTCACAAGACCATTGGGTACTTCTTGGCGGGCACATCGAGGACACCGCAAGGTACATTTGCTGGAAATCTCGATATGAAAATGCCAAGTTGCTAACATTATGCTAGATCGACATCTGTATTATAACTGGTGAAGCCATTCTCTTTGATCACTTTGAGAATATTCTCCACACGACCTGCAAGTTCATCACGATGCGAAACTAACCAAATTGATTTGTGACGTTCCCTGCTCATCTTTTTAAGCAAGGCCAGGGCATTCTCCACACCTTGTGTGTCTAAACCGTTGTCGATCAGTTCGTCAATGAACAATAAGTTGATAGGTGAATACAAACTTTCCCAAACATCACGGAATGCCCAACTCATACTCAAGATCAGTCTGTTACGTTCACCACGTGATAAGTTGTCAAAGTCCAGTTCACGACCCAGTTCTTCAATGCTTACAGTTAGATCGTTTTGGAACTTCACAGTATGCGGCAATCCAATACGATCCAAGTAATGTGTAAGCCGTGCATTTAGATAACTTAAATTTTGATCAATGATCTTCTTACGTACAAAACTGTCTTTTGATGTCAACAGTTTGAGCAAGAAGTCTTGATGTTCCTGTAGTCTTGTGAGATCATTCAAGGCATCGTATGCTACGGTCTGCAGGGCTTGTCCTTGCATGTCTGAAATCTGTTCCTCATAAGGATCCGTATCTGCAGATCTTGCAGTTAGATCTTTTCGTAAGGTTTCTACGGTGTTGCGATGGTTCAATGCTTGCTCTAGTGAATCATAGAACACAGAAGGTGCTGTGCCCAATGCACCAAGTTGAGCCAACGTGTCTTGATGTTCTTGGTGTTGAGTATCGTTGGCCAAGAGTTGCAGTGCTGTGTCTTGCACCAGGGCCTGTTTGGCCTGCTTCAACTCATCTTGTTTGTCATCATGTAAATCTTGACCACATGAGTGACACCGATGAGCATCCAATGCCGCAATCTCAGTTTTGAGTTTATCTAATAACTTGTTTAGTTTGGCATCATCAGAGTCAATTTGACGAATGTATCGCGTGGCCTCATCTATGGCTTTTTTCTTGACATGGAACTCTTCTAGATCTCTATGTGCTTGTACTTCGGCATCAATGTCTATGTGTTCAAGATCCGCAATGGCCTGTTCTAGTTTGCCCACATCTTCATCACGCCGGGCTGTCCATAGCCGCTGACGTTTTCGCAGACTTTCTATTTGTTCTTCAATGCGCTTGTTGGCTTCTTGAACAGCACGTATTCTAAATTCTTCTTGCTGAATAGCATCCTTGGTTTGTCTATTGAGTTCTTTGATTGCATCAGCACGTTCGCTCAATAAAGTAATACCCAACAACTGCTCAATGATAGTTCGCTGGTCATTGGCCTTCAGACTCAAGAAAGGTTCTGTGTAAGTGTTTAGCGCCAACACATGTTTGAACATGTCATGACTCATGTTCATCACACGCTCAATAGCATCCTGTGTTTCTCGTGAATCGCCTTGTGCTTCGTCTTCGGCAGCCTTGTGTTCGTTGTTGATGTAGAAACGCAACACATTGGGTTTACGACCTCGCTCAATTCTGTACTCTTGTCCGTTGACACTAAAGTCCAAACTGACCAACATGTTCTTGCTATTAGTTTTGTTTACCAGATTGTCTTTGCGGATGTTTGAAAGTGCTTGACCATACAGGGCATAACTCAAGGCATTGATGATTGTAGTCTTACCAGTACCGTTTCGACTACCATCTCCGCCTAGGTCTAGATTTTCGCCAAGTACCAAAGTTAGATCACTGCGGTCAAAGTCAATACCTTGTGTGGCGGCGCCCACACTCATAAAATTCTTCACGGTTAAATTTTTAATTTGAATCAAATGTCAACTCCGTTATCTCTAAGCATTATAGCAATTTTATTGGTATTTGTAAACCAAGTGGCATAGTCGTTGTGAGGAACTTCAAATTGATATTTTAACCAAATAACATAGTAAATCACTGCCTGGGTCCAAACATCTGTTATGTGTGATAGATCGCAATGTTGACCAGTGACTAGACTAGATAAAATATTTTTTGCGTCTATTACTGGATTAATGTATTTTGCATTGGTACTACGCCATTTGAGCCACAAGTCATGGAAATGATCGGTCTTCACAATTGAGTTCAATACACTGTGGAATTCATCATAATCTTCGTATATTTCACACACATCTAAACATTGCTCGTCAGTGGCTTGCCAGGCATGCCTTAGTGGATGATCACGCAGAAATAAAAAATATTTTTCTCGTCGTGCCCAAGAATCTTTAGTAGCCCATTGGTCTACTGTTAATTGTTCTTCAAGGGTGCTGTTCATGGCTTTTTCAATCATGGCTCGTGCCACAACTGGCCATGAAAATTTTGAATAGCATATTTTTATTACAGTTGCATCAGGAAATGTAAATCGAAAGGCGTCTGAATCAGAATCGTTGTTACCATTATCCACAAGTACACAATAATTTTGATCAGGACAAAACTCAAATTTGCCAGGCCAATATCCATGATAATACTTGGGAACAATCAAGTCAAGATCGTGACTGTTACCGTTCTCTGAAAATTTTAATTGTTTTTTTGGTCTTACAAAATTGTTGCCATGCAAAGTCAGCACAGCATTGATAAAATGCCCAAAACCTCCACCAGGATACCAAACACAATAAATCATTTGTTGAGTATAATTTTGTTGCCGTAAAGCAAGTGATATTGTATCCAATCTGCGGCAAAGAAGTCAATGTTGGCTTTACCCTGTTGCCACATTGTGGTAACAATAGATTTGTCCAAGTTCACTGGCGTATAATTGCAAATTTGATCAAGTATGTTAGGAGTAAGATCGAGACCCCCTAGTATAATTTTTTTGAGAGCAACAGAGGCTGCCTCCGAACCCAATTGTTTTATATGAAACAAAAGTTGATTAGGAATAGAAAATTTAAAATTTAATTCCACAACCAAATCATCAACTTTTGATATTTCTGCAATCAACTGTTCACGGTCCTGTAGTGTCACACACATGTTGGTCGACACATGACTAAATTCTAAAATAAGTTTAATATCAGTAGGCATCTAAATTAAATTTCAGTTCATTGCGACAAAGGTCAACTAACTCTTTGTGATATTTTTGTCTTGTGTCGGCATCCACATGCGCAGTATTCCATTCACGCAAATTATTATTTTTTATTATGATACCATGCTTAGATATATTCCTTTCTAATCCAGTACCAGGCAAAATTCCTAGAGGACTGAGAAACAATCTTATGATGGTATCGTTATATTGTGCTCGATCTCGAAACCATTGTTGCGTAAATTCAAAATCTGCAACGGTTTCTGTAGGATAGCCAGTTATGATCATTAGTATAATTTTAACATTGTATTTTTTGGCCATTTCCAGATGATAGTCAATGTCTTCGTTGTCAAAATATTTTCCAAGATTTTTCCTCACATGAGGAACCACACTTTCAATGCCTAAACTTAACGTAGCATTTGTACCACTCAGTTGCTCCCACATGATTTCAGGATGTTGACTTTTTGGTCTCACTATAAATGAACCATTCCAACTGATTTGTTCTGGGCGATATCTACCTTGATTATAATCATACATGATTTTTAATAATCTTTTAAACTCTTTGAGATTGCCATTGGACAAACTGCTCCTAAAATCGAAATCTCTCATATTGTACCGTTCAATTTGAAATAGCATTTCGTCAAATATTTTTTCGGCACTTCTTGATTGAAATTTTTCCCAATACTCAATGATGTCACAAAATTCACAACTTCTCACACAACCTTTGGCGTCAACCAATGGCATGAAATTCTGTGAGTACAAGTAGAAATTATAGTCTGACCAGTCTGGGTAAGGTAAAGAATCAAGATCTTTAATGGGTTGCCATATGTCAGAATTTATTCCAGGATAGTTGTAATTGCCTTTGACATATTCTACCAAGGCCTGATCGCCATCACCGGCTATCCAATCATCAACAAGGCCTCTGTTTTTAATATCATTACGAAATCGATCATTGATGTTGGCCACATGAAATTTAATTCCTGGTCCCCCAATTACAATTTTGGTGTGAGGGCACAGTTGTCTAAGTATCAAACATAACCATAAAGTAAAATTTTGACACTCATAGGTTAACAAACTAAGTGCGATAACAGTTGGTTTTTGTTCAACAATTCGATTGGCACAATAAAACAATATTTTAGATATTTCTTGCACAACCCAATCTTCGGCTTCCTGTGATTTGAAAAATTTCTTAATATTGTGTTGTTCAGGATGTGATTTGATCTTGATCAAAACTTCTATGTTGAGATCGATGGCCGTGGATTTGATGTTAAATTTTGATAACGATGCCTTTAACACTGCTGGTGCTGCCATTGGCGCATGCATACTATCAACCAACGGCATGCTTGCAATAACCACATGATGATCTTCACTCATAACGTTTGGTAAATCTTTAGTAATAATTTGTTGTCGTAGAATTCTGATTCAATGTTGGTGATCTGATCTGTGACAATTTGGTCTACTGATTCAAATTTGACTTCGCCCGGAGCCATGTCTGTGTCTACAGATGAATTCTTGTTGGGTATCAAGGCCATCTCTCGCAAGCCATAATCCCGGATGTAAGTTTCTTTGATAAAGTTGGCCTCTTCATATGATATCTCAATGTCCAACTGCACACGCACATGCATGTCTCGTGCAAGCAAGGTTGGAGCATTGTCAATAATACTAGCCAGACCCAGCACACGATATCTGGGTTGATCGGGCCAAGCATGATACACAGGATCTTGACCCCACTCAATAATAGTCAATCCACGTTCATCATCGCCGGCATCAGCATAGTTGTGCGGAAAGCAATTGCCGATATAGGTTATGTTTTTCTTGGTCTGACGTTTGTGAAAGTGTCCAGTGAACACATGTTCAAAGTTGTTGAAGTCTTCTCTGCGCACTTCGCCATGATCCGGCATCTCTACCATGGCGTTCATCAAGTAACCAGGCAATTCAAAGTGCCCAAACATGTACCGGCCTTTTAGTTTAGGAATGCGTTTGTGATCATCTCCGCAAAGCCAAGGTGCAATAACGACATCGCCGCTACTGAACCAATCGTTACATATAGTAACGTTCGGAAGATGACGGGCCCATTCCACGCTTTGTATATCACGTTTGTCGCGATAATACAAGTCATGATTACCAGGAATGAAAAAAACATGCTCAAAGTTGTCATTCATGTGCTCCAGGGCCCGCAGGCTGTAGTTTAGGGTAACAATGTTCAGGCTGGCACGGTTGTTGTGCCAATCGCCAAGAAACAAACAGGTCTCACAGCCTTCTGATTTGGCTTTGGCAGTTGCCCACTTGACAAAGTTTAGGCAATCCTCGTTGTGTTGAACACTGTTGCTTTTTAGGCCAAAGTGAATGTCTGTAAAGACCGCGGCTTTGCGAAATAGGTTAGTCATCTACCTATTATACTACTCATCAAGGCTAGACACAACCGGTCCGGACATGGCAGCCATGCTGTGTTTGCCCGAGTTCTGACGAGTCCATGAAGGATTGAGTCCGTTCATTTCCAAAATATCATCACGGATGTTTTGATTTTTCTTTTCGATGTTCAGGATACGAGTGAAACTATTAGTGATAGCGGCAGTATAATACGCAAAAGGGTTCTGCGATTTTGATTCATCGAACTGGAGTCCGATTTGACTGAGTTGCAACAGGGCTTGTCCCCGCATTTCTTCGTTGTATGTGTATCCACGCCAGTTACTCCTTGTAGCATATCTTTCGCACAGTTTCATGAACATGTTGGCCAAAGTTCGGGTCATTTTTCCGTGATCTTTACAGAACTCGCCCTCGTCTAAAGTACCTTTCCAATGTGATTTACCCACCACAAACGGCACCTTATTGTCGTCAATTCGGTAGTGCCAGAACGGAGGAAAGTTAACTCGCATATGGGTAGGATTCAAAATCGGCTCCTCTACAAGGTCCGCTAGAGGGTCTTCAGTAACATCATCCAATTCCAAAATGTCTTCTAACTTGCGTTTTTTGACTTCAGCCTTGGTGATCTTTTTAGGTGCCATGGGAATGTGATCCCAGCAAGTGATACGGAACACAATATCTGTGTTGGGTATCTTTTTAGGATCTACTATAGCGCCTTCACGTTTGAGACGGTCTGCACGATTGCGCCGGGCTTCGGCTACGGTTTTTTGATTGATCTTACTGACACTGGGCAAAATAATATCAAACTGATGATCCAGCACAGGGTCCTGAAAAGAGCAGTAGGTGTTTTTGCTCAAGTGAATCTCTTTGAGGATATCTCTATTGTTGAGATAGTTGATCTTGGGTGTAGCACGTACAGTTACAGTCATTGACTGGATTCCTTTAAAATATTATTTATTGTAACACATTCTTAGTACTTGTCAACCTTTTATAAACGTAGCAGTTAATTTTTTGGGTAAATACAGGGTCAAGGAACAAAACATGGATGAAGAAAATTTTATCTGGAACGAACCGCTAAATGTAGATGCTATCGTGGCCAACGACGGCGACGAATTCTTAGCCAACGCAGATGCTGATGCTCAAGGAGGCGAAAATTTCTACGGACAAAATCAAAGTCTAGCAGGTGACAGTGGCTGGTGGGACGACAATTATCCTGGACAAACTATACAAAATCCCAATGCTGTTACAGAAAATGTTTTTGACCCGCGCCAAGAAGTACAAGAAAGTGTATTCAATCCTGTTGCCGCAGTTCCTGATCCTTACCTGGGATTAACCCCTAACCAAATACAAAATCTTGGTGGAGCAGACCCTACTGATCCTTACATACGTGCCAGACTTGGTATACCACAACTTCCTGGCTCTCCACTGAGCAGTTTGCCCAGCACTAGTAATTTTTTTAACTCCGTCAAAGATGTAGCAACGTCAGCAGCCGGCACCGTACAAAAAGGTGTGTCGGCATTGACTGCTAAAACACCAGCCGCAAGTCCTTACGCACAACAAGCCACAATACAAAAATCTTTGTCAGCATTAACACCCAAGGCTGCCTCGCCCACACAAGATGCATTTGGGCTAACCATTCTTAATGCCGCACAAACAGCACAAGTCACAAGAGGTATTAACCCTCTATTTGTAAACGGGCTTGCCCCTGCAGTTAACACTGGCACTGGTGCCGCAATTGCCGCCGCCAATCAACAGACAGCAGCCGCGGCTGCTCAACTAAATGCTCAGTCTCCTAACCCTTATCTCACAAACATTGATGTGGCTGCCGCTGAAATTTCTCTAGGCCAGGAAGGAATAGCCACAGCCACACAAACTATTCAATCAGCACAGCAAAAAATTGCAGACAGTGAAAGTTACATTGCGCAGAACAATGCTGAATTGGCTGATCCTAACATCAGCGCAGAACGTCGGGCTGTATTACAAGCCAACAACGCCGCTCAGGTGCAAAATATTTTTGATCAAAATCAAAGCGTAACTGAAAATCAAGCCTACATTGCTAACACACAAGAAACAATTCAATTCAATGAAGCAACAATTGACACTAACTCGGCTGGATATCGAGCCACCACTGCTGGATCAAATGTCCCAGTAGTGGAAGTCAACAGTGATCCTAGTTTTGCAGGGCCTCAACAGATCACTGCCGCAGTGATCAATCCGACCGCCAATGCCGCGCCAGTTAATGCCGCCATAGCAGGACTAACGACCGCAACAGCCGCAACAGCCACGGCACCTTTCTTTGGTGCCAACCCTGATGGTGAACAAGAGGCAGCCTTGGCAACAGAAGTGGGCCGCATACTGGCACAACGACAAGCGGTAGTGGCTGCGCAAAAGCGAGTGGTCAACAACAGTGACTGGCGAGTGCGATTGCAGTTGGCACCAGGCGCCACATATCTTTACAATGCACCACAACCTGGTATCCTGTGGCCCTTGCGTCAGACTGACGGAGTGATATTTCCTTACACTCCCAAGATCACGATGAACTACAAGGCCGACTATGAAACACAGGCCCTTACACACAGCAACTACAAAGGATATTTTTACAAAGGCAGTTATACAGATCAAGTGTCATTGAGTGCTACATTTACAGCACAGGATACTGCAGAAGCAGAATATCTTCTGGCGGTGATACATTTCTTCCGCTCAGTGACCAAGATGTTTTACGGCCAGGATCCCAATCGTGGTGCCCCGCCTCCACTGGTATATCTCACAGGACTGGGAGAATATCAATTTACACAGCATCCTTGTGCAGTAGCAAATTTCAATTACAGCCTACCAGGTGATGTAGACTATATACGTGCAAGATCAACCAACGTAAACGGCACAAACTTGTTGACTCGTCGTAATCAACAAAGTTTGCCAACCAATCCAATTTCGGGAGCAGTGGCAAGATTACAAAATCTTTTCAGCAGCCAAGGCATAAACAAAGGTGCTCTATTCTATCCGCCACCTGTGCCCAACCTGGGACAAAATCAACCCACTTACGTGCCAACCAAAATTGATATTGAACTAACACTATACCCAATGCAAAGTCGTCAACAGGTCAGTCGAGTATTTGACAATCGACAATACAATAATGGTGCTCAACTCAAAGGAGGATTCTGGTAATGGCAACCTATAATGCAACCAGTGCCTATTATACCACTGGATACAGTCAGTTCTTTTTGGATGTAATGACCAATCGAGCCATACCTAAAGAAAGTGATGATCAATTGATGTTGATCAATCAAACATATCAATATAGACCAGACTTGTTGGCCTATGACTTGTATGATTCTGCTGACCTATGGTGGGTGTTTTATCAACGCAACCCTAACACACTCATAGCACCCCCTTTGGATTTCAAGGCTGGGATTACAATCTATTTGCCCAAAATTACTACACTAAGAAGTGTATTAGGATTCTAAACATGGCAAGCAATCCTTGGGCCGCTGACGTAGCAAGAATTCAAGCCGCAATCAAACAAACACTAGCAAACATTGCAAGAGACGAAGCCGCACTGGCACAAAATCCCGGCAACACAAGATTACAACAGCAAGTCGAAAGCGGTCGAGCCTATCTAGCCGATCTGCAACAACAATTAAACACATTTTTGATTGAGTTCAATAATTTTGCCGCACAACCAGCGGCCAGTTCGGGTGCTATTGTGGGCAACGCTAATCTGGCTCGAGATGAAAATGCCAGTTCGACGCTGCCATCGCCGCCGCAACAAGTGATTACTCCTACTGGAAGAATTACATCTGCTGGTTCAGGATCGGGCACCAATGCCAATCCAACACCTACCACAGCGTCAGATCCTACCGAAGGCACAAATGCTCCAGTAAGAACAGCCGCACAGACACAGGCCATAAACACCGCAATTAACAATAGTGGATTACCAGTTGTCAACGAAGACGGCACAGTATCTAATCTTAGACGCAATCCTGAAACTGGCGATTTGTATGATCCGGGCCCAAATGCCGCACCTGTTGCTGGCCCGGGAGCAGCCGCAGGCAATGAGGACAGTGGTCAGGCCAAGAACGCTACACAAACTTCTATTGACACACTATTCTCCACAGTTCAGTCAATAACTCCACAAGGCAACATTCTTGATCAGTACTCAAGTTACACCTACAACATTTCCGTTTACCTTATGGATAAAAACGGGTTCAAGAGATTGATACAATCGGCCAAAAGGAACGTTGCAGGATATGCATTATTATTTCAAAGTGGTGGCTCCGCTGCCAACTCGTCAGGAGACACTGCCGCCACAGCAGGTAGAAATCCTTATTTTAGTTTAGACTACTACATTGACAATGTAGAGATCAGTGGATTAGTGTCGGGCAAGGGCACAGGTGCTCCACACAATAGTACCAATATGAAATTCACAGTAATTGAACCCAACGGCATCACGTTGGTCAACAATCTCAATGACGCTGTGCTCGACTACATCTACAACGGCAATATTAATCGTAAAAAGTCTGGGGGCGGCGGACAAGCACCCTGGGGCGGTCAAAACTACCTTATGGTTATAAAATTCTATGGTTATGACTCAAGCGGTAATCTAGTGCGTGGTGGTGTACAAAAACCCGATGGTGGATCTGATCCTAACGCTGTGATAGAAAAATACATACCGTTTCAAATTTCTGAATTAAAATTCAAAGTTGGAAGCAAGATGGTAGAATATAACTTTGAATGTGTTACTCCGGGTAATGCTATCAATGCCAGCGCCAATCGTGGAACCATACCTTACGATCTTGAAATTGCAGCCTCAACGCTCAAAGAAGCACTAGCCGGACAATTGGTAGTCACTGCCAATGCCGCAGATGCCAATGGTAGACCTGCTGTGACTCCTGCCAATCAACAAGCCTCAGTTAGGGCAATTGACAATGCTATCATATCAACCACTAGTGGCACATCCTCAAATGGTGTGGGAGTTTTGACACAAGAACAACTGGCGGCAGCACAACAGGCTCCTGGTAGCGGATCTGGATATTATACACCTCCGGCAAATCCCAACAGTCAGACAGCCCCGGGTAAAGCCAATACAGCACCCAAGAAAAATCTTACAGTCAACAAAGGTTTATTTGCCGCACTAAACAAATGGCAACAGGATCTTGTGGCAGATGGCACACAAAGTCTTGCTGACATCTATGAAGTTGAATTTGCCAGCGATGCTCTTGCCAATGCATTAGTAACCTATCGCGGAGGAATAGATCCAAGTAACAGTTCCATGCCCAAAGGTGGCTCTGCCGCTGACCAATTGAATCCTAACAAACAAAGTGCGGACTTCTCAACCAACACGTTACGAGCAAAAGCAGGCATGCAAATTGTACAGTTCCTGGATCAAATGGCTAGAAACAGCACCTACATTCAAGATCAACAAACTGTGGTAATTGATCCCACTGATGGCACACAAAAACCACAAGGCAAAGGCGGCCAGAATCTTGCTTGGTTTCAAATAGGATTTGGGTATGAACCTATTGATTGGGATGAGAAACGCAAAGACTATGCTTATAAAATAAAATATGTATTAACTCCTTATTGGGTGGCCACAGTGGATAGTGCATATTTTCCAACCACAGCCTTTAGAGGAGTACACAAAAATTATCCCTACTGGTTTACAGGACAAAACACTGCCATAATAAATTATGAGCAGACTTACAACACATTGTACACTAGAATTTTGAGTGGAGCACCTGCTACTGATACACGTACCAGTGATCTAGGCGAACTCAATGACCTAGTCAAGAAGAAATTTTCACCACGCAGTGGTCAAAGCAGTCAAGGTGCCCAAGGTCGAACAAATGAACCAGCCGCCAACGCCGCAGATAAATTATACAGTCCCGAAGATCTAGCACATGCAGATGTTAGAATCATAGGAGATCCTGCTTGGATATTCCAAGGAGACGTATCGTACGGAGCCAGTGCCAAACGTTACAAACCAGATCCATTTTTTGCAGATGGAACAATCAACAGCGAGTCAAGACAAGTGTATTTTGAAGTGAACTTTAATTTGCCCGGGGATTACAATCTCAATACTGGGCTAATGGAACCTGGCACAACTGGCACAGGAAGAGTATAACATGGCAGCAACAGCACAAGAAATCACTAGTGAGATTGCCCGGCTACAAGATAGACTACGAATTGCTCGAAATAGTCTAGCAAATTTAAATAGGAATTTGCAAAGTAATCAAGCCATCATTGCAAGATATACCGAAGAAGTTGCAACGATACCTGGTCAAGTTTTGGCTCTACAAGCACGACTAGCATCAGTGCAACCAACAGCCAGTGCCGGTGCTATTGCAGGCAATGCTGCCGCGGCCAGAGATGACAATGCCAACTCCAACTTGCCTCCTGCTGGTCAACAGGTGCTGACCCCTACGGGTCGCATTGAACCTGCTGGTTCAGGATCAGGTACAAATGCAATTATAACTCCCACAACTGAAAATAATCCCACAGCAGGCACAGACGCTGAATTGCGCACTACCGCCGAAACTCAAGCAATAACCAGTAATACTAGTGGACAACTGGTCATCGCCGAAGATGGCTCGGTATCTACTCTGAGACGCAATCCCGAAACTGGTGATTTGTATGATCCAGGCCCTAATGCCGCACCTATTGCTGGCCCAGGCGCAGGGTCCAGTGAAGATGTTGGTGGCACAGTTCCTGTAAGAACAGTATCACCTTCTCCCCAGTATCAGGCACGTAATCAAAGTTATGTTTATCAAGCAGTACAAGTGATCAGCAGTTTTAAACAAGGTAAATTTGCGCAATCGCTCAAAGGTATATTGTATACACAACAAACCGCAAACACAACACAAACAAATGCACAACAGAGAGAGGTTGTAAATACACCCCCAATAACTACTACATCAACTACAAAAACAAATCAAACTAGACCACCTAGAACAACAATTGGAGACCTGCCCGTGAAACAACAAGCCGCTATAGCCTCAGGAACAGATCCAAACACAGTGAACGATCAAGGCATGGCATTTGGCGGAGGAGGACTATAATGGCAGAGAATATTGAACGAAGTACAGGTAGACCAAAAGAGTTTAAATTTGACCGCGGTGGCATGCCCACTGAAATGGGGCCGTACATTGGCATAGTGGTCAACAATATTGACAATACTCGCAGTGGTCGTTTGCAGGTGTGGATAGCAGAATTTGGTGCAGTCAATGCAGATGGTACACCGGACCTCACTGATGATGCATTATGGCGTACTGTGGACTTTGTTTCACCATTTTACGGAACTACTGAAAAAACTAGTACCAGTGTTGGCGCAGGTACCTATCCAGGTAACCAACAAAGTTATGGCATGTGGTTTACACCACCAGACATGGGCACACGAGTAATTTGTTTCTTTGTAGCAGGAGATCCTGCACAAGGTTATTACACAGGATGTATCCCTACAATCGGACTCAACCACATGTTACCGGCCATTGGTGCGGCTCCTAAAAGTCAATACATTCCCGGCAACAAAGCACAAGAAGCCTACTTTGCAAACTCACCACAATTGCCGGTCACCGAAATCAACTCTGAAAACAAGCAAATAGATCAAAGTCCAAGATTTTTTGATCAACCCAAGCCAGTACACAGTGTACAGGCAGCCATATATTTTCAACAAGGTCTAGATAATGATCCTGAACGTGGTCCTATTGGATCAAATGCGCAGAGAGAAAGTCCTAGCACAGTGTATGGCATATCAACTCCGGGCAAACCCATCTATGCTGGAGGCCTAGATCCAAATACCATAAGAAAACAACTAGACACAGGTTCAATAAAACCACAGGATGTACAAGTGATTGGTCGCTATGGCGGACACACTCTTGTGATGGATGACGGTGACCTTGACGGCAACAATGCCTTGTTCCGTATGAGATCGGCCAAGGGCCATCAAGTCATGATGAATGACTCTGCAGACTTCATCTACATTGCACACGCCAATGGGCAAACCTGGATTGAACTGGGTGTAGAAGGTACTGTGGATGTGTATTCTACCAACAGTGTGAACGTGCGCACAGAAGGCACAATTAACCTACACGCCGACAAAGACATCAACATGTATGCTGGTGGCAACATCAGCATGAAGAGTGGCGCGGCCACCAACATAGGTGCAGTGACCACAATGAACTTGGCGGCCGAAGCAGGCATGACTTTGTACAGCACAGCCGCATTGGGAGTACGCAGTGATGGTAGCCTAAGTCTACAAGGTGCATCAAGTTCTTGGCAAGGCGGAACAAAACTAGCACTCAAAGCCGGCAGGATTGATCTCAATGGCGGATCAGCCAAGACAGTCGCACAGCCTAAACTATATCCCAAGCGCACACTAGACGATACTAGTTTCAACAACAGCACAGGTTGGCAAATCAAAACAGGTGCATTGGAAAGTATTGTGACTCGGGCACCTACGCATGAGCCCTATAAATATCATAACCAGGGAGTGAGTGTGGTAGTAGATTTTGTTGATGGACAACCTACACCACCACCCACAGCAGAGCCTGTGCCAGCAGGATGGAATTTTCAAGTTAAATGAACGTTTTTAAGTTTATTACACCCACAGGGCAACCAATTGAAGTTACTGGACCAGCAGGATCTACCTATGACCAGGCATTGGCCATCTTTAATCAACAATATTCAACTGGTAGTTTAACAGGACTGCGGGCCGGCGACGTCTTGAACAGTTTGGTGCAGGCCAAGGGTGGACTTGCTACCGCATTATCTCAAGTGACATCATCGATCACTCCCAGCACAATATCTCAAATTGGCAGCGCCATAACCAAGATACCAAATCTTCCTGTGCAAAATCCAGTGAACATATCAACATTTGTCAATACTCCGGTGTTGGCAGGCAGTGTGGTGGGACCACTATCGACCACACAGGTACAAGGCTTGTTATCAAGCACCGCCGCGGCGGTAAATCAGCCAGCCACAGAAGTCACAAACGAAAAAGGCCTGGGCACATACGGACTCACTCCAGATCAATTGCAACAAGCCGGGCTAATCAAACCTGGCACAGCAGATTTAATCAATCAAGATCCTGCAAACACAGTCAGCATACTCAGTAGTCCCACAGTATGGACCGGTGAGGGCGGCGCAGAAAATCTCGATTCGGTGTTGTCTAATCCTACATTGCAAAGCGTGGCACAACAAAGTTGTCTGGCCAGCAGTTACGACAACTTATCTGAATTGGGCGTGATTTCAGATACTAAAAATAATGTGTTCAGTTCAGACACAGATCTAGGTGCAGTAGTTAACAATGCGGCCAACTATGGCACTGGCGCAACCACAGCATGGTTGAATAACACACTAGGCGGTAGCGATATTGGTCAGTTGACCACCTCTGCGGTTCAGTCTATATTTGGCATGAATTTTGGCTCAGTCAATCAATCGGTCAGTGGTGGTGGCAACCCGTTGCAATCAGGGGTACAAACACCTCGTGGCTATTCCAACACAGTGAATCGCTCAGTAATAGATACTGCTTTCAACAGCATAATAGGTAATAAAAAGGTGCCTAGTAATATATTTGCCAATCCAGTGTTGGGAGTTGATGCAAGGGCGCAAAGTTCACAAGTTGCCGCAGTCAATCAGTCATCTTCAATTTTACTAACTAAACTGGCACAGTCATCTGCAGGATTAGCAGTATTATCTCAGGTGCCCGGCGCCAACCAAATTTTATCATTGATAAAATCGGGACAAGGACTTGTGAATCAAATACAAGGTGCTTCGCAATTGCTGAGTAAGGTTAGTAATCTTCCAGGAGCAGCCGACCTGCTGAAAAACATACCCGGAGCGTCGGATATATTGTCAAATATAGAATTCTCATCAGCCGCACTTGACATACCACTTGATTTGACCGAACTTGATATCTCAGCGTTTGAATTGCCAGCAGATCTAATAGGCGGAGCCGACTCAGTACTAGCCGATGCCGCACCATTGGCTGAAGAAGCCTTTGAGGCTATTGCTAGTTTTTGGTAATTTAGGAACATAAATAGTTGTATGGCCACATTTATTGGGTACAGTACCATCAATCAATACAAAAAATTCACACTCACCGACGGTGAATTAGTCAAGCGCGACTTGCTAAATGCTTTTAATATACGTCAAGGAACACTCCCAGGACGCCCGGGATATGGTTCTACTTTATTGGATTATATTTTTGAAAGTCAAGACACAGTTACTGAACGTGCTATTCTAGCAGAGATACAAAAAATTGCCGGCGGGGATCCCCGAGTCTATATCAGTGATGCAAATTATTATCCTCAACTGAATGGAGTCTTGATAGAATTACAAGTTCAAATAGTTCCTAGCACAACCGTGGAACGACTGAATATATTTTTCAATCAAGAATCAAGACGAGCCAGTTACGTATAACTACGCCGTTTATTTTTGCAATAAATAAAAGAAACGGAATATTATGGCACGTACCACAAGACAAACAGTTGTATTTGGCGTTGAAGATTGGAAACGAATCTATCAAACCTATCGCGAAGCAGACTTCCAAAGTTATGACTTTGAAACCTTACGCAAGAGTTTTGTAGACTACATACGTCAATACTATCCTGAAAGTTTCAATGACTACATTGAAAGTTCAGAATTTATCGCCATGCTAGACGTCATTGCATTCATGGGCCAGGCCATGAGTTTCCGCAATGATTTAAACACCAGAGAAAACTATCTGGGCACAGCCGAACGCAGAGACAGTGTGGTCAAACTGGCTGAATTGGTCAGTTACACTCCCAAACGCAACGAAGCCGCACAAGGATACCTCAAAGTATTCAGTGTACAGACTACAGAAAATGTCACTGACTTTAACGGTGTAAACCTAGCCAATGTTACCATAAACTGGAACGATCCTACCAACTTTAACTGGGTCGAGCAGTTTACTGCAATTCTTAATGCGGCCTTGGTTAACACACAGCGAGTTGGTCGCCCAGGCGCTAAACAAACCATCGTGGGAGTTGACACATCAGAATACAGTATTAACCTGGTACCAGGGTTTTTACCAGTAGTTCCTTATTCGGCCACAGTAAACGGAATTGCTATGCCTTTTGAGGCAGTGAATTCTACTTCAGTTGGACGAGATTATGTTTACGAACCTAGTCCACTGCCCAATGGTATTTTTAATCTCCTGTTCCGCAATGACCAATTGGGTTTTGCCAGCGCCAATACAGGTTATTTCTTTTACTTTAAACAAGGTGTTTTACAAAACCAAGATTTTAATCTTGGTGAACGTATTTCCAATCGCACAGTAAACATCAACATTGAAGGCGTCAATAACGAAGATCGTTGGTTGTTCCAGTTAGATAATGTAGGCAATGTACAGTATGAATGGCAGTATGTTCAAAGTGTTTATGCGGCTGCCACTGAACAATTGGCACCAGATCAACGAAAACTGTTTTCAGTAGTCAGCAGAACAAATGATCAGATAACTCTGACTTTTGGAGATGGCGTATTCAGTAGTATTCCAGTAGGGTTGTTCCGTGCTTATGTTCGTGCCAGTAATGGATTGGCATATATTATCAATCCTGAAGAAATGCAAAGTGTGGTCATACCAATCAGTTATGTAAGTCGCACAGGCCAACTTGAAACAATCACATTCACTTGTGGTATTACACAACCTGTAAGCAATGCGCAACCTCGTGAGACACTAGACGAAATCAAGCAACGTGCGCCTGCAAGGTATTACACACAGAATCGCATGGTCAATGGTGAAGACTACAGCAACTTCCCGTTTACTCTTTACAACTCAATTATCAAAAGTAATGCACTAAATCGTGCTAGTATTGGAACATCAAGATACCTTGATCTAGTGGACAACACTGGCAAGTATTCAAGTACCAATACGTTTGGAAGTGATGGCGCCTTGTGGGAAGAAAATCAACTGCCTACTTTTAATTTCACCTGGCTCACACGCAATGACATAGCCACGGTGATTACTAACAACATTCAGCCATTGCTGGTTTCCACAGGCCTGGATCAATTCTATTACGCAAATTTTCCTAGGCCCAATCTTGAAGTATTGAACTTTACCTGGAATCAAAGCACCACACTGGCAAATGAAACCACTGGTTATTTTGTAAACGCATTGGGGTTTCCTGCGGCCATTGGAACTTACAGTAGTACTGTGAGCAAGTACATACAAGTGGGTTCTTTGGTGCAATTTGTGCCACCTACTGGTTACTACTTCGACAGCAACAACCGACTCAAACTAGGAACGCCCAGCCAGGACAACGACAAGTTGATTATCTGGGCCAGCCCTACTGCAATTGTGCTAGATGGAACCAATCAAGGTCAGGGCAATTTTTCAAATGGTACAGGGCCTGTGACACTCAACAACTTTGTGCCTACAGGTGCTATTCCTGTTGAGGTTATTCCGCTGTTTGTGACAGATTTGCCCAGTACCACAGTGACTGATATTGCCAATCAAATTGTTTTATATCGTAACTTTGGACTGGGTTATGATAACACCACAGCCTCTTGGTATGTGATCACCAGCACAAATTTAGCAGTTGATGCACCATTCAGTTTGGCCAATGCACAAAGCACATCAGGAACCAACCAAGATGCTAGTTGGTTGATACAGTTTGTTACTAACGGCACCACATATACTGTGACCAGTCGTGCGCTGTTTTACTTGTTTGGGTCAGTGCTACAGACTAGATTTTTCTTTGAAACTGCTCAACGCATTTATGACAGTCGTACTGGCACAGTGATTGCCGACTTTGTTAATGTATTAAAAACCAATTCAAGACCCGATACAAATGTTCCGTTACCTGGTGATATTCGAATGGCCATTGTTGGACAGCCAGTAGAAAGTGATGGCTTTGTTGATGACTATCAGGTGTTTGTGAGTTATCAAGATTCAGATAGCGATGGTGTGCCTGACGATCCGGACTTTTTTGATGAGATTGTGGCGCCCACAGTGAACCCCACTACCAAATTGGTGTTCTTTGAAAAGACTGTGGACTTTGA